ATATATGGGACAATCTAATACAAGACTTATCCATTACCAAAAGAATGCACGGCGACCAAGATTGGTTATATGACCAAATTAAAGACGGATTTGATTTTTGGCCTGATGAGTGGTGCCAAAGTTATAAATGGGAAGTACGTGAACGTAACGATGTTATTGGAATTGGCAGAGATCGAAAATTTGCGTCAATCATTGAACCAAAAATAAAAGATGCAACATCAATATTGGTGTTCCATGGCGATCCAAAACCACAACAAGTAAAAGATCCAATCATAGTGAAAAACTGGTGTTGACATATACCAATTATTGCGTTATAATATACTTGTCCGCAACAATATAGAAAGCGCATTATGATTAAACGCATAGGATTTGCCTGCAAATGGATTGATACTCCCGCACAAGTTAATGGTATCAAGCCCACAGATGATTGTAAACAATACAACACTGGTGCCACTACAATTAGCTGGTTAAATAGACAGACAAAAGAAGTTGCAGAGCAAAAGCTATGGGACTTGATGGTTCAAAATTTAACAGCTACACAAAAGTTAGTAAACAAGGTAGGTGAACTTAATGAAAATCTTCGTATGGTGCGTCTTAGCAGTGATATTCTCCCCGCTTATACTGAGCGCTCTTGGAGTTATTTTTGGCGTAGGCCTGACGTTGTTGAGTATCTTGAGCGCAATTTTGACCTTATTGGTTCTAGTGCTCGTGCAAGCAATACCCGTCTTAGTATGCATCCTGGTCAGTTTACTGTTCTTGCTAGTGTTGACAAAGACATTGTCCAACGGTCAATAGAGGAATTTGAATATCATGCAGATATGGCACGATACATGGGCTACGGTAAATCCTTCCAGGATTTTAAAATCAATGTACACATATCGGGTAGAGCCGGTCCCGAAGGTATTCGCTCTGCCTACACAAAACTTACCCCCGAAGCCCGCAGTTGTATTACAATTGAAAACGAAGAGAATGCTTGGGGACTAGATGACTGTCTTACTATTAGCGATATCATTCCTATTGTACTCGACGTACACCATCATTGGATTCGTGAAGGGGAGTATCTCAATCCAACAGACAATCGTGTTAAGCGTGTCGTGGATAGTTGGCGTGGTGTGCGCCCTACTATGCATTATTCAGTATCTCGTGAAGATTATCTTGTGGATCATGTCAGTGACGTAGCACCTATTCACTCAGAACTTCTGTTAAATGGATATAAGAAACAAAAGCTCAGAGCACATTCCGATTTTTACTGGAATACAGCAACAAACGAATGGGCTTTGAGCTTTCTAAACACACACGATATCATGTGTGAAAGCAAAGGAAAAAATCTAGCTAGTTTTGCATTGCATGAGCAAGCAAAAGCTTCTAATATTATTTAGGTGCTTTTGGCGCACGTGGTTTACGTGGTGCTGAAGTTTTCTTAGCGTATTGTTGTTTCTTTGCAGGCACTTTTTTAGCTGGAGCTGCCTTTGGCGCTGTCGTAACAACTGGTGCAACTTCTGCAACAACTGGCGCTGGTACTTCAACAACTGGTTCCACTACCAATGGAATGGGGGTTGTGGCTGCTGGCTCAGGCACTTTGTATGGTGCTGATTCTGCTACTGGTGATTCTACTGGTGATTCTACTTCAGGTGCCGCTTTTGGCTTACCTACAAAAAACTCTTTGATTGCGTTGAACATGATGTTCCTCCCTTGTAATTTTATTTATGACACTAAATATATTATGAATAATGAAATTGAAAGATATCTAGCAATTCTTGAGGGAAAGCAAGAAAAGTTAGAATTATTAAAACTACCTTACAGCAGAGATGCACTTAGTCCGGTCAAGAGCAGAGAAACTATTGATTATCATTATGCCAATCTAGCGCAGGCCTATGTGGATAGATTTAACAAAGGCGAAGGTAATGACAAGTTCAACAAAGCTGGTGCATTTTTACATAACTTGTATTTTCCAGGATTAAAAGAGCCCAGTTCAAAGAATCAACCCACTGGCAAATCTGCTGAAATTATCAACAAAAAATACAAAAGTTTTGATGCTTTCAAAGAAGCAATTCTAAAACAAGCCATGAGTATACAAGGCAGTGGTTGGGTTTATATGGATTTGAACGGTGGTATCAAAACCATTGTGAATCATGAAATACGTAAAGACATAGCCATGTTAATTGACTGGTGGGAACATGCCTGGGCATTGGATTATCAAAGCGATAAGAAAAAGTATTTAGAAAACACTTGGAAAATTATTAACTGGGAAGTGGTCAACGAAAGATTGTCTACAGTTTAGAAACATCGTCCAAGCTACTGGCTTTCATGTCCCAAAGGAGTCTATTTTCGACTCCCTTTTTTTGGGCAAATTTTTTAGGATCACAATTAGCACACACATGAAAATAGTTGTTGCTGATTCTCTTTGGGTCCATTGATCCTTTTTCTCTTTTAAACGTTTCATTACAGGAGTCACAACGGAATAACAGCACAGTCCTTTCCCTACTGTAGGTGTGATCCCTGCCCAATTTACTTTTTCTAGTATGAGTTTGAGTTGTGTATTCTTGTGCTAAAAACATAATTGTATTTACATTAAGGTTATAAAAGTGTTTCGATAAATATCATATCGAGGAACATCATGATCACTATTTCTGAATCAGCAAAAACAAAAATTAAAGACCTTTTAAGCGAGGAAAACAACCCAAAGCTGTCATTACGTACATTTGTACAAGGCGGTGGGTGTAGCGGCATGAGCTATGGATTTACGTTTGATGAGGAAATGAACGAAGACGATTTTGAAGTTCCCTTAGACGAATTTCGAGTACTTGTGGATGCAATGAGTATGCAGTATTTGTCAGGATCTGAAATTGATTACAAAGAAGATTTACAAGGTTCCAGTTTCAATATTAAGAATCCCAATGCACAAACCACATGTGGATGTGGTTCTAGCTTTAGCGTAACTGATGATATAGGACAGTAATATGAGCAAGCAAACAATTAATGTTGGTGTACAAGGAAACGACGGAACTGGTGACAGTATCCGCGAATCGTTCCGAAAGGTCAATGAAAACTTTAACGAAATTTACGCCATATTTGGATCTGGTGGCACTATCAAGTTTAGTGATTTAAGTGATACCCCTGATGTATATGGTTCAAATAAAATAATAACAACCAATGACGCTGGCACAGCCATATTAGCTAGAACACTAACCCAAGGCAGTGGCATTACCATTGACAAGAGTGACCCAGCTCAAATAACTATTTCATCTTCAGGTGGCAGCATATCTGCAGACACTGCACCAACACTGTCAAATCCCCTAAATGCCAGTGGGTTTGCATTGGCTAAAATTGCCGATCCTTCATCACAGGCAGTGGCTCAATTCAATGCAGTATATGGTCCTAGCGGTACTACTGTGACCATTGATGAATTGGTTATTAACAAAGGCTATGCAGACAAAAGATACATTCAACAAACAGGCGGATCAAGTGCTGGTCAAATTCGTTTGAGGGATGAACCAGTTGATGCTTCAGGATACACAAAAACCATCGCGTCATTTGTGGACGGCAATGCCAGTATAACAGCTCACGGATATGACAGTGGTGTAGACGGTATTGCATTTACCTACACATCCACAGGCACTGATGCAACAAACATAACTTCAACCACGGCTGCGGCCAGTATGGTTGCTGGTAGAACATATGTTATATCAACTGTTGGAACTACCAATTGGACCAGTTTGGGCGCTGTGTCCAGCACTGTGGGTACAAAATTTGACTACAACGGCGGTGCTGTCACTGGATCTGGTGGTATAACCAAACAAGTTTATTTTTTAAAATATGTCAGCAGTTCACAACTCAGTGTACATCCAACATTCACTGATGCTAGAAACGGCACCAGTAGAATAACTGTAAGTGGTGGTAGTGGAACTCAAACATTTACTGATGCTTTTTATGACAGCAATCTTCAAGGTTTTTGGTTAAGCAACGAAGCACTGCCAAGAAAAAGCATAGTGCGCAGACAAGGCGACACCATGACTGGTGCTCTCACTCTACATGATCATCCTGGAGCATTATCTGGCACAGGAACACCAAATGGAGCAGATGATCTTCAGGCAGCAACAAAATATTATGTGGACAATTCATCATTTGCCAGCACTATTAACTTATTTGTGGCCACATCCGGCGATGATGCACAGACCAATACTCCACCTGGAAAAGAAGGCCGTGCATTGGCGTATGCATTTAAAACTATCAATGCCGCTTGCGAATATGCAGATGAATTGGTAAAAGAAGCTAGACCAGAACCAGGACCTTATCAACAAAAAATTGCTTATGCTAATGGTTTATACACATCAAAAATTACACAAATCACGACCAGTGCTGCCGGATATACTAGATTATTTTTTAACAACAACAACGGAGCACGAGTAGATCAAGGCAACTCAATCAACACAGATATCATTCCTGGAAAATTACTGCAGGGTGTTTCCAGTGATGCACGTGGAACAATTATATATTATTATGGTGCTGATGGTACATCAGCAGTGGGTGAAGATTATCTAGATGTGGATATAGACAGTGGCACTTTCCAATTAGACGAAGAATTAATATTTGGTGAATCCATAAAAGATTTGAATATCACAATCAATGTAGAAAGTGGCATTTATTACGAAGATCTTCCTATAAAATTAGCCAATAACGTGGCCATTATTGGTGATGAAATGCGTAGGACTATCATACGTCCCAAAGATCGTGTGTCAAAATCCAAATGGTCAGAAATTCCTTTTTATAGAGACAAAGTATTTGACAGTATGCGTGTGTTGGCCAATACTGGCATTAATTTAGCCACAGCAACTACCATAACGCCAAGCCAACTGTCTGGTGAAATTACTATTACACTTGGGTCTGGTACCACTAGTTCAGCTTGGGTAGGAGCTTATATCACTGTGAGTCAAGGCAGTGCTAATCCACCAGCAGAAGGTGTTATCACATCTGTAAGTGGCGGAACCACTTTTGCTGTGAGTTTGCATGATGAGTTTGCCAGTTTGACCCCAGTTGCATCTGGCAGTTGGACTATTTTCCAATCAGTGACTTATGGTAGACATTATTTACAAAAACCAGATAAGATTGCCAACACTTTAATTTTGGATATTGAAGAAAAATATCCAAAGGCCGCTACACTATTGGCCGCAAACAAGGCATTAATTAAAGATGAAGTTGTAAGATATATGACTCATTTTTACCCTAGTTTAGGATACAATTCAACGTTATTTTTAAAAGACATTGGTCTTACTGTAGATGCCATGGTCAGTGATCTCAACACTGGATTTATTGATGGCGTTTTGAAATCAGGTGAAGAATACTTCAAAGGACAAACAGGATTCACAACTGAAATACTTGCTGGCATACAATATATTGACACACTGGCACAACAGATTATAGCCAACACCACAGTTACAAGACGCGGAACTGAAACGCAGACCAAAGATGCAACAAATCCTGGAGAGGCCAATTCCAGTGCTAGAATATCCTTGCAAGTTACCACTATAAAAAACATCATCAACAAAGGTGATGCAGGGTCAGTGTATAATCCACCAAAAAATAACAAAGACATGGACGTGTTCTTGTGCGGCGACAGCACAATTTTAAGACAAATTTGTGTGCAGGGTCACGGTGGATTTTTAATGGTGTTGGATCCAGAAAGTCAAATATTAAGTAAGAGTCCATATTGCCAACAAAGTTCAAGTTTTAGTCAATCCTTAAACAAACAGGCCTTTAGAGGTGGACAATTTGTTGACGGATTTGTTGGAAACTTAACAGCAAGTGTAACCAGTAAAGTTGACACCACTCACATCATTGTGACCAGCATGGAGCGTAAGCCCCTAGTGCCTAGTTTCTTCCAAATTGGTGCAAATAGATTTAGAATTGACGCTGTTCACGGAGACGGAACTGGAAGCAGTTATCCATTGGCCGCTTCATTAATAAAGAGAAACAGAGATTTCATTGCCGCTCAAGTCAAGGCAAAAATTGCCATTGATAATCCAACGTTGGTTTACAAATCAGAAAAGAGTAGAAGAGATACAAAATATATTATTGACGCTATGATACACGATATTGCTTATCAAGGCAATGTTGAAATGCTTAAAACAGCTTTGAGTTATTATAGTGGAAGACAACTACAACTGTCAAACACATTAAAAACAATTTGTCTAGCGTCTTACGAATATATCAGACTGGTAACTCGTGATATTATTGCCAATACCACTGTTACATCCAATCAAACTGAATATACACAGACCAAAGATACAACAAATCCTGGCGAAGGTGGAGCACTGGCCCGCATCAACACATTGATAACTGACACACTTGTGCCAATTGTGACCAATGGAGTCACAAGTGCGCCGGCAAAAGCATATGCAAAGTATCAGTTTTTATTGGCTGCTACTACACCAGTTGGGTCAACGGTGCTTACATCATTGCCTTCTAACATCACAGTTATTGGTGCTGGTAATACTTCCATGTTGAGCAATGACTTCACACAGATCAACGACTTGGGTTACGGACTTGTGGGCACCAACAAGGGTCTTATTGAAACTGTTTCTGTATTTTCTTACTATTGTCACACAGCTTTTTATGCCAAAAACGGAGCACAAATACGTTCATTAAATGGTTCCACCGCGCAGGGCGCATTTGGACTTGTGGCAGAAGGTGGAGATCCTTTGGAGGTTCCAGACACAGTTAGTTTGGGCGATAATTTGGTTCAGGTTGCAAAAATTTATAAAACTGGTACGTTTGCAAGTGGATCAGCAGGAGTTAATGATACATCATTTTTAGTTTATGGATTTAGTTATGTTGTACCAACTGATTGTGATATTGAAATAAATCACG